ATTAATTCAATCAAAATATATTTTGATTGAATTAATATAGAATTACAAATAAATTATTTTTGGGATGAAATAAAAAATAATTAAAAAAGTTTTTGGAAATAAATTTTTGAGATGAAATTTGAAATAATTAAAAATAATATTTGGCCTAGTGAAATATTGTGAATTAATTATTTTTGTGAAATTAATTTATAATTATTTTTTTGATTTAATTTTTGAAATTATTTTTTTAAGTAATTTTTAAATAATATTTGGCCCAGTGAAAAATTGTGAAATAATTATTTTCAATTGTATAATTAAATGGACGATTTTTTACCGAAGGATTTAATTAATATTGTAAATGAATATTCAATCGATAATTCACAATATGAAAAAGTTGTGAGAGAATTAAATAAGATATTTATGATTTTAATGAGTAGATATTTTGATCTTCATTATTGTCATGATGTTGAATGTTTCGGTTGCATAAGAAGACATAATAGAGAATTATATGATTTACCGAACGATGCGATAAAATTTGTTTTTCATGAGGACATTTTTCATTTTATTAAAAGACGTAATAGATTAAAAAAGAAAAAATTATTTCCTCCAAAATTGGAATAATTATCAAAACTAATATTAATGAGTCAATTTTTGGAACTGGATAGGTTATTAGAGTTAAAAAACAAACAACTTGATAATATTAAATCAGATCGGAAAATTAGTGTGAATGATTTGAGAAGACTTATAAAATATACGGAAACCTCATTTTTTGATGAAAATGAATGTTGTTTATGGAATGGATATATAACTAATTTAAATTATAAATCAAAAGGTGAATATGTTAACTTTTATTTTAAAAAACATAAGACATCATTACATAGATTACTTTATGAGAATTTCAAGGAACCACTTTCAAATGAGGAATATATCAAATATACATGTCAGAATAAGGGCAAATGTTGTAATCTAAATCACATGATAAAATATAAATATAATTTTGAAATTCCAAAAGAAGTTAATATTAAAAAAGAAGAGAAGAGGGATCTAGTTGTTGAAGATAATTTTAAACTTGTGATTTATGTGAATTAAATTAAAATATAATCATAATATAATGAGATTGTGTTTATATTGTCTTGGGGAAAATTATTCAGATATTAAGTGTAATAGCTGTGATGATGGTATGATATGTATTGGTTGTAAATTATGTGATACATGTGTATTAAAACATAGTCACGAACAATTAATTGAATTAATTGATAGATTCACTGATTACGTAAATAAAATTCAAATTATTACAAATGATACAAACATGATTAAGAGTTTTAAATTAAAGGTAGGTAATGATGTTATGGATGAAATGAGTGAAGATGAAGTGAATAATCAAAGAAATATTCACATTGAAATGAGCACACGTTTGATGTACAAAATTTGTATGGCAAATGAAGAGCTTGAAAAAAGGCAAATAGAAATGAAAAATAAAATAGATGAATTGGAAAAGATTAAGCATGAATGTAAATGATTCCATCACTATTAACTATACTGAGATCATGAGCATCACTATTTAATAATGCATTTAATTCGACTTTTACGGTTTCTTTATCTTTTCTTACTATGTCAGAAATACAATTATTACACATTACAAAGAATAGTTTCATACTGGGATGAACATCATCATCAAAAAGATGCGTTAAATCAATTTTTGAACAATCATCAGATCTATAATCCATTGAAATATTACACAATAAACATTTAATAATTTCGGGTTGATTCATTTTATAATACATTGAGATAATTATTTAATTTTAAACTAAATAATTATTTATACGGCGGGATGGAATCGAACCACCAAAGGCATTCGCCCAACGAGCTAGCTACTATCGTTCTTTTTCCAATTAGAACTACCGCCATTATCTCCTACAACCGGACTTGAACCGATAATTATTCCCAATCGTAAAGACAGGGGCGTTTTGCTTAAACTTATATAGGATGCTAAGAACGGGAATCGAACCACGTATGTGTACCACTTATTAGGCGGTATTTCTCTACCATTGAATTACCTTAGCTGTGTAGATGTCAAGAAGACGATTATATTCTATTTATACCATAAACTAGGTTTAGAAAATAATTTTTAAAATTTGACCGACCAAAAATAGGTTCACAAATGACAATATATTTTCTATAAGCCATACATGAAATGAACCATAAAACTGAAAACATATGAAATCCACAACAAAGCGGGTTGATGGTCCAGCGGTTGAGTAAAGTGGCGCGACCTATAATTTGAAATCACAACCATATTACTTTTTTATTGTCCATATTTATGCCCATGTTCGTACTCGAATTCTTTCAAAAGTTTATTCATTTGAGCTTTTGTTAATTTTTTGCCACCTCTCATAGTTCCGAATCCAAGAACTTTAGCAGCTTCATCTGCAGCCGTAACAAGAGGATTAAATTGAGGCGCTAAAACTGGAACAATTTTTTTACCTACATCAATGGCTGTTCTTCCAGCTTTCTTGAAGAAGTTTAGAACATCGGACCATTTAAATCCACCCAAACCCATTGAATCCTGAACATTTCCAGGATGAGGTTCTGGTGCAATACCACTTTGTTTAACACTCAATACATTATTTTGAGTAAGCAGACCAATTGCTTTAGAACATACACCTTCAGAAATAGTATATGTACCCAATTCAACGAAAAGCATTGATACAGTGGGAGTAACTGTGACACCCGAGTTATTTGTACATCTAACTGTCATTTCAAAGCTATATGATCCTCTGGAACCTGCAGCGAGCAAATTATTCATACAAATATCTTCACCGAATCGCAAACAAAGAACTGAACCGACATCTTTTCGAAATTGTCTAAAACTCATATTACATCCATTTCTCAATGCCATTTTATAAAGATCTGATGGTAATGCTGTGCTAAGAATACCAGGCTGATTATTAAAATCAATTGTCACATTTTCAATAGAGAAATATGTATCAGTATCAAACATAGTATTATCAAGATCTCTTTTGGAAACCCATATATATACTCTTTCTGGAACGGAATTCAATTGAATATTAGAGATTGGAATTGAAACTTGAGAACCAGCGATAGGAAATGCAGGAACTGGTGATTGCCATTGTGTTGCTTGATAATTTGGTTGTGTGTAATCATAAACAACAGTTCTAGGTAATTCCATACCGAGTGGTGGCGTATAATTTTGAAAGAGAGCAGAAGCATTCATAACTTGAATATCAACCTTTGAAAATACAGCCGGTGTAATGGGTTGATTTTTATGACTCCAAAGTGCAGCCGGAAGACCTCCAAATAAACTATTATTACCTCTACCGGTAAAGGTACCAACGATTGTAACAGTATCTAATTGAATAAAGGCAGGTTTCAAATTTGCCCCACCATAATTCATGGGAGATAAAATAATTGGTTCCATAACTGTCAATAAAACAGTTGCGACATCAGTTGGTAAACCATTTGAATCATTTCGTGTGATTAAAGCATTAATAAATCCACCTCTTGGTGTTTGAAAGTTATTATCACCGTATCCTCTCATTGGATCCCTTGCTGTAACATTTAAATCACTATATTGTTGCGATTGATCGAGCATAGTGGGAGTCATTGAATCATAAAAATCTTGATTCGCGGGTCTTGCGTGATATCTTGTCAAAGCTCTAATATACAAACCAATATTTGTAGAAATAGCATCTTGATTCAAAGTAACACTTATGTTATTCAAAGCATTAGCTAAAGGCCAAGCCCTAGGACAATCGTAATATGAATTACCGCCTGAAATACCTGGAGCCGTTGGGAGACCAGCTGCTTGAAGCAAATGAATTCCTGGACCTCCCGAAGTTCCTGTAAAAGTCAATAAGAATTGAAATTGAAGAAAGAATTGTGAATCGACCATAATTTTATTATTGGGAGGATTGCACGATACTGTAAAAGTTGATATATCTGCTCCAACAATTGGAAATTGTTTATAAGTATTTTGGATTGCAGTTGTTTCAATCCCATATAATCTTTTACCCAATCTTTCAATATTCAATCTTTGATCTATTGTTGGGATAAAATGCAAACCTTCGACACCAAGAGATAATTGCGACATTTGTTATATAATCTAACGATGTTTTTTAATTTTTATAATGGTTAACGTTCTTTTTCTTTTCGAATAAAATTTTAACGCTCATCCCAGTGTTTGGATACAAATATATTGGGTAAATATTTCCCAAAAAATCACTCCAAAACATTTGAAAATCAATTTTATCTAATGGTGATGTAGATAATAAATCAACATATCTATATTGGCTTAATGGAATATATTCAAGAGTCACTCTATTACTCGTAACATCATTTTGAATAGGTACTAAGAAATCACTAATTATTGGTAATGTGGCGCTAGTACTATAATTATTTGCGACCGTTGGTTTTGTTGGTATTATTTCATCTCTATTTGGTAATAAATTACTTTTAAGAATAATACCCCGGACGGAGTTCCAACTTGCGGTTCCAACTGCAAACTGCGAACATTTATAAATAATAATAGGTGGTGCAGGTAAAGGTGGATTTTGGACAGAAATAGGATAACCATCTCTTGAACCTGCTGGTATCGTAACAGTATTATCATTTGTAATTGCCATTCTTAATGTATAAAATAGACTAAGAATTGGTTGCGTATCATAATCATATTGAAAATTCGTTAAATAAAGATACAAATCTGGATTCACAAATAGTTCAATCTTATTGGCTCCAGCACTCGGTAAAAAATTACCATCAACATAAAGATCAATTAATTGAGTCAACGGATTATAAACGAAAAGTGGACTAAAACCAACAACAGCCGTAGAAGCGAAAGCTAATCCGAGCGCTGTATTAACAAAATCTAACCACGATTGATAATTAAATATTCCATTTGGTCTTTGTCCAGAAAAATGTAGCGATGGATTAAGGAATATCACATTTTGTGTGTAATAATTTCCTAAATATTTTAAGGTTATGTACGAAGTTGTTGCAGTTGTAGATCCAGTTTGAAATAATGGTATATTAATGGGTAATGTGTGAGAATCGACATCAAAACGGATAACACTCATTAACCATTCTGAAGGATTATCTAATATTTTCCGAGCTCTTGTTTCTGATGCATTAGCGGCGACTAAGAAGTTTTCTGTATTAATAAATGTCAAATTGTAGTAAATGTGAGAATCTTCATCTTTTATATTACGAACTTTCTTTTCATTCTTTACATTCTTCACTTTCTCTGTATTCATTTTGTTTATATAATATATATACATAAAATGTTTCCCAAGGTATTTCAACCAACAACAGGTGAAGAACTGCAACGGTGGATTCCAAATGCAACCATAATTAATTATTCTGAATTAAAAAATTATAATGTTTTGCCGAAATTACCAATAATATTATTGTATGAAATTAAAAAAGGATATGGTCATTGGGTCACAATATTGAGAACACCTGAAGGAATTGAACATTTTGATTCGTACGGATTCGTTCCAGATGATGAATTAAGTTTTGTACCAGAATACTTTAAATACGAATCAAATCAAAATTATAAATATTTATTAAATTTATTGTATGAATCTGGCGAACAAATTAATTATAATCCGTATCCATTACAAAAGGGTGATGATACAGCGACATGTGGAAGATGGGCCGTATTAAGAAATTTATTTAATTACTTGACAACTGATCAATTTGCTAAAATGATCAATAAAACGTCAAAACAATTAAATATTACATCTGATGAATTAGTTTCATTAGCTATTTAATCCCAAGAATTATTTAAACCACTAGATACTTCAAATCCGTATAACATTCTTATTTCTCGATATATATTAGTTTTTTCACAAAAAGTTAAATTTGGTTTATTCATATCAGAAAATAGTTTATTCATTGATTCGGTACAACCATCACATAATATTTTTTTATTTTTTGATTGTTTTGAAGCGCAATCATAACATATATATTCTGTACATTGCATAGATGGACGATTACCTATTTTTTTCCCCTGACAAACAATAAAATCATTAATATTATAACACTTATTTAATTTTTGTACTATTAGTCTTTTTTGCATAAAAGTTAAATGTGATAAATTATACAATTGAAATAATAATTTTTTTATTGTGCATTTGCATACATCACACAATATTAATTTATCATTGACTTGTTTAAATACACAGTCATCACATAAACTTTCAGGGCATGGTTTATAAACACCATCTTCATATATTTGTCCTTGACATTTCATCATTTATATTAGCTTTATATAATTAAATCATAAAAATTCCATGTTCATGTAAAAGGTATTGAGGATGTTCAACTGATAACATTGACCATCTTGATTTTAATGCCATAATTTTTTTGATTGTTTCAGATGATAATCCTGCATAAACCTTCAAATATCGTGTAATGTGATATTTTGATGTATTATTATAGAAAACTACTTTATTCAATTCATTCAAAATGTCACGAGTATCACGATAATTCATTAATTGATGCATTAAGACAACAGAATGAATATTATATTTTCGACCACATGCAATAACATCGGCAATAATACCCATTACATTTTTTAGAATCTTTTTATCTTGAATTTTATCACAATCATCAAATATCACAAGACTATTTTCCATTTGAGTAATATCAACTGGTTCACGTAATATTTCATCTTCATGGTGAATTTCAAAATACTTTAATGTTTTGTATTCTTTTTCATCAATATGTTTTGTAAATATAAATACTTTTCTTTTCGGAAATATTTTTAAATATTCAATTGCGTATTTTCTTGCAATCCTTGATTTACCAGATCCAGATTTACCAGCAATATATACCCTTTCCGGTTCTTCATTTGGAACTGGTATCATAGTACCACTCACTAATTCATATTCTTTATTCACTCTATCATTTATTTTTGATGACATATTACGATATTTTGGCACAAGATAATCGTCCAATGGTTCCATTTTTTGTTTTAATGCTTTTACTAATTTTTGTCGATCTCTCATTGGAAGTTTTTTGTATTTATTAATGTTAAAATCATCATCATCGAGTAATTCAAATATATCATCTTCATCTAATTGTCGATCATCTTTATTATCTCTATCCTTTTCTTCTTTCACATAAATATTTTGACCATGAAGATCTCCATATCCAATAGGATGTTTTTCTTCTTTATCATCGTCATCATATATAATATCTGATACGACTGCAACCTTTTTACCTGAGTTAAATGACAACATGTTATATATATATCTTGGAAAATATTAATTATTCTTCAAAATTTTTGAAAACACACTAATTTTTATTACTTTTTATAAGGACTTCTAGCAAAAGCTGCACTAATTTGAGTTCTATTTAAATGTGGATTCTGTTGTTTATACCAATGTTTCCAATTACATGATTCGTATAATTGTTCCGGCATATTTGGACTACATCCATAATTTACATCCGGATCGTATTCATTACCGCTGACTTGTTTTCGATGTGGTCTATCTAATCCTTGAAGAAGATTATAGATCTCACGTACTTGAGGAGAAACCTTTTTTTTAGCGACTCTTCTTTTTACTGGCGCTTTTCTTTTAACTGGCGCTTTTCTTTTGACTGGTGCTTTTCTTTTAGTTGCTTTTCTTTTTACGGGTGCTTTTCTTTTTGTCGTAGCCCTAGGTTTTCTAGCTTTTCCAACTGTTTTTGCTCGTGCTTTTCTTGGTTTTTTACCTTGAGCTAATTTTACGATTTGTTTATATGTTTTATTTTCATTTCCTGGTTTTAATCTTTCTTCCATAACTCTTTTTCTGAATTTTGCTAAACCACTTTCAGGATTAAATAAATAATCATTTTGATCATCTACTTTAAAATGACCTGGTTGAGTTTCATCTTCGATTAAGAGTCTTTTTGCTGCAGCGAGTGATCTTTTTGCAATAGTTGCATTATATTTTTCTAAATCAGCTTCATGACCTGGTTGATTTAAATATTTACCAATTTCAAGTTGTCTAATTACTTTATTTGGATATTTCTTTTTACTGAATAATGTTCTTTCACCAGCAAATCCACCAATATATCCAGATCCGCATTGCATACAACCAGCGCCACAATCAGCACATCCACCAATATACGCACCTCCAATGTATCCGCCACCCATTCTACGCTCTCTATCACCATCCGATCCAAATCCACCAATATATCCAGCACCATATGTCGATCCAGATTGATCATTGTAATCAGCATTTCTCTTTAACATTGCCATTATTCTCTGTTGATCCTGCATTGTATATATAACTCTTGTAAAATAAAAATATACCTGGTAATTATATATCAATGAATTTACAAGAATTAACGGGTCCATTACCTAAAGATTGGTTAAATATTGCTGCGAATAGTTTACTTGCAAAAGCAATCGATTCAGATAGTATTTATTCATCACTTTACATTTCTAATGGAAACGCTTCAGTATTTAATGGTGCAACATTAAATATTACTGCTGCTAATTTAGTTAATGGTATTATTGGCGCGACTACAGTTAGCTCACTTATTATTAATACACCGACAGCATCACAAATAAATGATTTTATTGATCTTCAAGCTGATAATCCTTTTTCATGTTTTAAATTTACTATTTGTGCAAGCGGTCCGCCAGGTGTTTCAACAACTGTTAATGTTACACAAAATACAGGAATTACATCATTTAATGGTGCTAATATTGTTATTCTTCCTGGCCAACAGAAAGATCTTCTTTTTGTTCAAATTGCTGATGATCCTAATTGGGTAATCTATTTCTAAAAAAAATATATATACTACTAATATATATGGATCTAAGAGAATTTACGTCGCCATCAAAAACTACAAAACCTTGGTTGAATATTGTTTGTAATACACTTGATGCAAATAAAATTACACCTACTGAAATTGAAACAAATTTATTGACATTAGATAATCAGGTAGGTGTACCAAATGCACCAATTAATGCAACTAATTTATGGTCATCTGGAATTGGTAATTTATCACAAACTGATGATAGTGGAAGTACTGTGACTTATGCAACAACTGCATTTGTTGGAGATTATTTGCCACGTGATGGTTCTCTTCCAATGACTGGCGATTTAGACTTGGATAGTAATGATATTGTAAATGTTAATAATCTAAATACTTCTGGAAAAATAGGAATTGGAAAAAGTAGTGTAGCTATATGTCCATTAGAAGTCGTAGGTCTTATTATTTCTTCAGATAATGGAGGTGCATCAGCTAAAGAATTATTTTTTGATTGTAATGCATCAGGATCAAGTTCATTAATTCAATCATATCAGCAAGCTGTCGGAGTACGTGATCTTAATATTGTATCTAAAAATTTATCTTTAGGGACAACTAATGCATTGAGTGCTGGAGGTGGGGAAGGTGTTGTTTTTTTAGAAAATGCATCTACTGATCCAGTATCTGATCCAGTTGGAGGTTCTTTATTGTATTCATCTGGTGGAGATTTAAATTGTAGATCATCATCTGGTGTAGTTGTAAATCTTTCAAATCTTTCAGCAGATGCAGTATTATCTGATGGTAATCCTTCAGTCGCTGGTAATTTTCCAGAATATAAAGATGCATCTGGTCTTTTAGTTGGCGATTCAGGTGTTGGAACAAATATATTTAGATCAATCATAACAGGTATCGCAGATTTAGCAAATTTAAGTGATGGTGTCGCATCAGCTGGTCAAAGAGATCTTTGGCAAATACCACCAGGATTAACATTTAATGGTGGATTTTTAAATTATATTGAAAGTACAAACACTTTATATTCAACAGATTGGGATGTTGCAGTCGGAGCTCAATATTCATTAGATTATGGACTCACATGGAATCCTTGTGTTTTTGATGTTGTACCATCAACTTCTATGATGATTGGATATAATGGTGCTGGTTTATGGGTTGCCTTATCTAACTTTACAAATACTGATTTTGGTTATACGTCAGTTGATGGAGTTAATTTTACATCAAATGGAGTAGTTCAACCTTTTCAACGATGCACAAATATTATTTATTCAAATGTTTCAAATTTATTTATTGCTGGTCAAATTAATGGTGTAAATTCTTGGATTTCAACATCTCCCGATGGTTTGGTTTGGACATCAAGAGTAACACCTGATTTTACCGGAGTCACTAATTTTCTTCAACTCGCACAAAGTTCTACAACTGTTGTTTTGGTTGGTAATTCTCTAAATGATCCAGTTTATAGTTTGGATGGTGGAATCACTTGGATTTCTGGATCTGGATCACCAAGTCCTAAACAAGCAGTCACGTGGTCAGAAACAAAAGGTGAATTTGTTGCTATGGGAGTTTCTGCAAATATTATCCGATCATCTGATGGTATTTTATGGGAAGATATGGGTAACGGTGGATCAGTTGGTACTGTTTCCGTAATTTGGGTTGATTTCCCAATTGCAAGATATTATTCTGCATATGGTGGTGCTGATGGACTTTATAATATGGCTTCAACAATCGATATTCATTTGCCATTTTTGCAAGGTACTCTTGATGGTTCTGTTGAAGAAACTCAATCTTACGGTTCAGTTGTTTACATTCCTCAAAATAATAATTTTATTCTTTCTCTTGATGATCAAGGTATTGCATACTCCACACCAAGACCATTGATCGTAAAAGCATTGAATAGTGATATGTCACTCTATCCGCAATATGGAACTAAATCTAACGGTGCAGTTATTACAAATACTGTCGTTGAAACATCATTACTTAGTTCTGGTGCAGGAAGCTTAATTATTCCAGCAAATTCAATGAATCTCGGGAGTTTGATTAGAATTAAATTCGGTGTATTTTTGGCAGCTTTAGCTGCATTATCAACTGTCGTAATAAGATTAAGAGCAAATGGAAGTCAGGTGTGGCAATCACCAGTTTTGACTGGTGCACAAGTAAATCAAGCAATTATTGCCGAAATTGATTTAAATAATGTTGATAATGCAAATCCTGCTATTTCATCTATATTTAATCAAGATGGTTCACTTCCAGCCATAACTAGCGGAAACGCATCTTTAGATTATACTATCAATGAAACTTTTGATTTGACGGCTCAATTTTCTGTAGCTGATCCTGGGAATCAGATACAAATGGGTACTTTTAATATATTTTTAATGAAATTTTAAAATACTACAGTGGCAACACTCATATTTTTAGTAATAGATGATCCTGCAGCACTAACTTCAAGATATACATTATATGTAATTCCTGAAAGTGTTGAAATACCACTTACTACGTCATCAATAGTGTTAACAACTCCTATAAGTCCTGGACCAATGGTTACGGGCCCACGAATACTAAGAGCACTTCTTGCAACAGATGATGATGCTCCAATACTTCGAAATTGTATATCAAATATGACAGACCATGGTTCATTAGTTGCAGCACCACCACTGTATATTTTAATTTCATCATAAACAATATCACCGGCGTCATTTCTAATGCCAATTGTTGCGAAATTATCACCCGCTACTGATGTCCATATACCTGATACTTTTATTCTTGTTGTATGCCCTGGATAAAGACTATTCGCTGGTAATTCATTCGTACCGACATATGTTCCCATGGCGTTAACACTTGTCGCGCTAGTTGTAGTGAATGAATTAAGCGATGAAAAAAGATTATATGGTGTTAAAGATCCATTATCTTGTGTGACTCTATTTGCAGCATTTAGCGAATTGGCGTTTATATTAAGCCATGGCTTTGGTAATGCGCTCGAAAATTCTTGTAAATCCATATACTTTATGTTATGAAAAAAAAATACAAACTTATTGTATATATGTCAGAAATACAATCTATATTATTTGATAAATCAAAAAGATCATTAATTGACTCTTTGGAATGGTTAATCTCACATAATATAACTCCTATGAAAATCCATGAAACCGTTAAGTTTTATAGATTCAGAATAAATGATCCAAAAAAATACACACATCTAATTACCAAAAAAATACCTGATAAAGGTATATCATTTATTATTGGTTTTCGTTAGATTTCTTTTTCGCTTCCTTCGCTTTGAATTTTGAAATTAATGATTCTGGATCATCAAATACTACATAATTCTTCTCAGTATTTCGCTTATGTTTATCAGTTTTATTATGTGATTCCATTTGATTTTTCTTCAGTGTGACATATTTGCAATATTCACACACTAAATAATTCTCTTTTTTTACAGATGCCATTTGAATATATAGAATTATTAATATTTCCTTAAGTTCATTCGATGTCAATTATGAACTTAAAGAAAAAAATATAATCTATTCTATTATTAATAGTATTAATATTATGATCTGCATTCCTGAAATCGCTCAAATTGGACCTCAAAAAGTTAATGAAAAAAAACTAAATAAATATGAAAAGATATCATACTTCACTATTCCTGGTAGAGAAAATATGATTAAATTATCTTGTGGCATGAATCAAAAATTTCCAATTAATGAAAATTGGCAAAAAACAACGGTCCCCATTAAAGCATTGGCTTATGATAATTGTAATGTATCACTTCTTACGGGAATCCCAAATGATATTTCAGTCGTTGATGCTGATATATACAAAATGACTCCAGATAATGAATTCTTAGTGACTTTTGAAGAAGAACTTAAAACTTTTTTTGATACATTTGCTGTAAGAACGGCAAGCGGTGGATTACATTTTTATTTCAATTATGATAGTTCCCTAAAACAAACTCAATGCAAAAAATATCATGTTGATATTAGAAATGATGGGGGTCATGTTGTATGTCCTCCAAGCAAAGTAAATGGGGGCACTTATGAGGTTATTAATAATGTTCCAACTATACAAATCCCTAAAAAACTCAAAGATTGGTGTTTTGAACATCTTAAAAAGGGTAAAAAAGAACCAAAGGTTAAAAAAGAAAAAAATATTTTAGAAATTGCTGAGCCAGAAATACAAACAACATATGATGTTGATCTCACAGATCAAGAATTTACGGATATTTTATCCAAATTACCAGTTGATATTAAAGAGAAAGAGAATGATTTTCGCGGTGATTATCAAAAATGGATTGAAATCCTCAAAGCTTGTAAATTTCTCGGGCGAAAAAATGAATTTATTGAATGGTCCAAAAAAACAATTCATGAAAATTATGATGAACATAAACTATTATCTTTTTGGAGAGATGAAGATGCATGTATATGGAATTTCATATATTTACTCAAAAATGCGAAGGTTAAAAATAGATACACATTCAAGAGATTACCACTTGATGCATTTACAAATTACAAAGAAATCAATAAAGCGAAACTTGATGATATTGATCCAGTGACTAAAAAAGTGACTAAAAACTTCTTCAGTCCTGGAAAAAACTATTTAGTTAAATCAGATACAGGGACTGGAAAAACAACATCATTCAAAAATTATGTAGTCGCAAATAAAAAAAAATTTATTAGTATCACTTCCCGTGTTTCTTTATCATATGAACAATGCGATAGCTTTAGAGATCAAGGTCTTGTTGTAGAGCATTATAGAGATCAATCATATGAATTTGGTGATAATATTATTATTACGCCAGAAAGCTCACTTTCCATTAAAAATTTTGACTTTTCTAAATATACTTTGTTTTTTGATGAATTTGATAGTATTATTAATCACGTACTCAAATCGGATACATTAAAAAATAAAAGAATTGATGTGTTTAGAAATTTATTATGTATGATTGTATCATGTGAACAATTTGTTGCCGTTGATGCAGATATATCTTCGATTTCAAAACGATTACTTGATTGTCTTAAAGTTGAATATGATTTTTACATTAATCAATTCAAAAATTACAATAACGTGAAAGTTCACGTCATCTATGATGAAAAAGAATTCTTCGAACATGTTCGATCGAAACTTAAATATTTATTATGTTCTGATAGCAAAACAGACACAGAATTAGCCGCTCTACGATTGCAAGTCGATCAGTTAGATCTTAAAATCTTCACATCCGATTCTGCAGATGAACGAATTAGACTTGATGATTGGGATCGAGCATTATTTAGTCCTAAAATTCTTTATGGACTTGATTCCCTTATGAGACGTACAGTATTTTGTCACTATAAAGGGCATACTATTTCACCATCTCAAATGGTTCAACAATTATGCCGCTGTCGCGATATTGTTGAGGTTTATGTATACTTCTCAGACATTGATTCAAAAACTCCAATATTTAATGTTCCAGAAGATACTGATACATATTTCAATAATTTAGTCAAAAATTATAATCAAAGACTTGATACTGTATATGATGTAGATGATGAATCAGATGCAATAAAATTATTTGATGAACGAGTCAGTGATAAACATGTAAATGAAATATTCAATGAATTATACAAAATGAATGCATACAAAGAAGATTGTTATGGAACAAATAAATTCTTGCATTTCCTTAATATCCTCAAAAATAAAGGGTTATCAATTGAAATGGAGAGACCAACACAATTGAAACATGTTAATAACAAAGAACTTCGAATTGAATTACTTGAAAATAAATTAGAGCAATTTAATCCAGATTCATTGAAAACAACTAAATTAAATGAATACCTCCATATCCCTCATGCTGAATTGGAAAAATACAAAGAATTATTTGTCGATAATAATCTACTTCAAAATCATTTTAACGTATCGTCATTCTTTTTTGCAGATCAAACCGATAATCTTGTGAAATTATCATCTAGGCTTGACTTTGATATATCAAAATGCAAAGATATGAAATTGAAACTAAATCTATTGACTGAAATGATTCAAAAATTAAAAATTGATAAATTAAATTTAAACACTTTCATCCCAAAAGGCACAAAACTAAAAAATACCGATGAATTAACCTTAAAATACAGACAATTATTTAGGGTTAGAAAGGAAAAACTTGATATCGATGTCGACACTGGAATGTATAAAGAAATCTGTAATATTTATAGATCTCTCTTCGGTGTTACTACGTTTAAACGTGTTAAATTCTCAAAAAAATATAATATTAATATTAGTTCAGTTGATGATGAACTTATGGCAATTCATAGAACTGTTTATGACTTCAGAAAAAAACAACAAAAACCTATCAAAGTTAATCTATTTAATAATGTACATGAACCAAATGAGGAGACTTTTGATGATATCATTGAGATTAATTCGTCTATTGATCGGAAGATATCATGTCAACAACAGCTATTCTATAAAATTTGTTTTGATATTGAAAAATTAATTTAATTTTATTACTAATGGACATAATTATTTCTAATTATTTCTATCAAAAAAAGGTCACATGATTGAAAATTCAAAATATAGGTCAAGCCACTTTACTCAACCGCTGGACCATCAACCCGCTTTGTTGTGGATTTCATATGTTTTCAATTTTATGGTTCATTTCATGTATATATTATAGGAAATATATTGTCATCGGTGAACCTCGTTTTTGGTCGCTCAATTAAAAAAAAACAAAATTAGTTCCTGGATGTCCGCTAACTTTCTTTAAATCTTCAAAACAATCCCAAACAACTACACTCTGATACGAACCTTGCCAGTTAACACAGCATTTACCAGATTTCAAAAATATGCACCCATATGCAACAATCATGCCATCGCGATTAATCGTAAAATTTTTAAATTCCATTATAATATATATACATAAAATATGGAATTGGATATTTATTATTGCCCTGTTTGTCGTAAAGAGAATATTAAGAATTCTGTTGAAAAATGGAGATCATTCAGACCTTATTTTGATTTTAAAAAATGCAAGATGTGTGATGAAAAATTAGGATGTTATTCACATAATGATTTACTTTTTGAATGGTCTAATACTAAACATTTTAAAGAGTATTATTGTGAAGAGCATGATCAAATATTTAGAGTTAATTGTGAATTTACTTCGAAAGATACTCATTGTGCAGATAGAATTTGTCATAATTGTCGAGATGATAAAAACTTTGTAATTAAATTAATTGAATATGAATATTACAATAAATTTCATAATATTCACCAATATTTATGTGATGGAAATGTATTAATTCAATTTCCAACAGTTTTTTCTGATGAAATTAAAGAATTATCAAAATAAATATTAAATCACTCTTTTGGTGAGTCATACGTCTTTTTTTTAGTCCTATCTATTTCATTTAACCATCCATCTGCAAAATCTACATCTTCATCCGTATCTGATGAATTATCATGACTAACCTTTTCATCTTTACTCTCTTCATCTTCATTATCTTCTTCAGTTTCATCATCATAATCATCTTCATCTTCATCATCATCCTCAGTATCAAAACTATTAATTATTTGTTCTTGTTTATCATGATCCAATGCATAAAACTTTTTTTCACATTCATTATGAATTGGTAAATAATATTCGACTCCATCAAATTCAACCAATACATTACCATCCATAAAACACTGATCGCAAATGAATCCACAACATTCAGATTCAAATGGCTCTTCACATACATTACAAAAAGCAAATTCTTCACTCGGATAACAACTATCGCAATTATGACAATACATAAAATCGTAACCACCCATTTATTATTAACTTAGATAATTAATAATAAATTTTATATTAAATCATTTGGATTATTTTTTTTCATCTTCACATTGCTTCAAACATATTTTATCAATCATCCCTTCAAGTCTGCATATTCGATTTCCATAATTTGAAATATCTTGTCTTAAATAATGAATTTGTGAATTTATGTCTTGATAATTATTATCAGTAACTATTTTAATTTCCAATGGTACCTTTTTATTTTCATATTCATCACCATATCCTCTATTTGGCCTTTTAACCGATTCAGTATCATTTCTTAATATACATAGTTTTGATGACATTCGACTCATTATATCTATATCATTGAAAATAAATTTAACAATATTTACATAAAATTTTTTTTTTCATCTCCCTCAACCGTTTATATTCAATACTATCTATTATTACTTTATTCCAACAATTAGATCTTTCACATACACATTCAAATGTAAAAGATTTAATTTTTTGTTTTTCTAATTTAAATTCTCGTTCTAATTCTAATTTTGTTTTTGCTCTTATTAAAATTTCTTCCATTAATTATACAATTGAAAATAATTTTTCACTAGGCCAAATATTATTTTAAAATTACTTAAAAAAATAAATTCAAAAATTACTTAAAAAAATAATTTCAAAAATTAAATCAAAAAAATAATTATAAATTTATTTCACAAAAATAATTAATTCACAATTTTTCACTAGGTCAAATATTATTTTTAATTATTTCAAATTTCATCTCAAAAATTTATTTCCAAAAACTTTTTTAATTATTTTTTATTTCACTCCAAAAATAATTTATTTGTAATTCTATATTAATTCAATCAAAATATATTTTGATTGAATTAATATAGAATTACAAATAAATTATTTTTGGAGTG